TGGGAAACCGTCCGGAATAATCCCGTCACTGCATCGTGCTGGGTCACTTTTGTATTTTCAAATTATGCATTAGTGCCTCGGCATACTATGTATGCGACAGGTTTGGCTGGAGAGAAACGTTGGTTTAGTTTGGTTCGAGGACAGAACTACACGACTAATGAGGCTGAAATAGAGTTTGTGAAAGACATAGCTTCAGATATTGTGTTAGTTCGTTTTCCAGGTTTTCCAGAGAAAAGGAATATTTCTAAACTATTCGTGGACAGGGTTCCTTCGTTTGGTCGTATGATGCATGTCATGCCAGATCAAAGGGGAACTAGTTACTTGCCACAGGTTGCTTTGAGTTTTGAAACGAAAGTGCAAGAAATTCCGGTGAATGATCAGTACGGAACTTTTGAAACTGATGCTATTTTCTATGGGATTAAGAATGAAAAGGGGATGTGCGGAACAATGTACGTTCATGAGGCCACGGGCAAGGTAATAGCTATGCATATGGGTGGAAACCCGGCGTATACTACAGCTTACGGAGTCTTGTTGCAGAAATCAGACTTAGAACCCTATGACCCTCGATTTGAGATTTTGGAACCTATTCCCGCGTCTTTGATAGAGGGTCAGGCTATTGAGGGAGTTTCCGTTCTCGGGAAAGTTCCGAAAAAGATGGGGGTTTTTATAGCTAAGGAAACGTCGTTGAGATTGGGAATGTTTGATTATAAAACTTTTCCTGTCCCTGAAACCGATAGTGCTCCAGCTAAATTGGCTCCGTTTGAAATAGATGGAAAGAAGATTTCTCCATTGCAGAACGCGGTGGATAAGTTTGGAATGCAGTATAGGCCGCCAGCAACTCATAGGAAACCGAGAACTGTTATTGATTTTTTGCCAGAAACTTTTAATTTTTCGGAGTGTAAGTTTTCGACAATCAAAGAAGCCCTTTTGGGAATTCCAGGATATATGAAGTCGATTGACTTCACTACCTCCTCAGGTTATTATTACAAAAAGCTTGGTTTAACCAGGAGGCAGTTGTGTTTTGATGAAAAAGGAAATTTCAGGGTTCATCCGCAGCTGGAACATGATGTAGAGATGATAATTCATGCGATCAAGCACGGATTAGTGTATCCTGTCGTGTTTGAAGAACAGTTGAAGGATGAGCTTAAGACCAAGGAGAAATCCGATGCAGGAATGACTCGTTTATTTTCAAGTGGGGATTTTGCATCATTTGTGGTTCAACGAATGTATCTGGGAAGATTTTTTACTGAATTAACAAAGGATCCAGTGGGATCTCCAATTGGGTTGAATATAAATCCGCACTCGTCGCAGTGGGGTTTATTATATGCGAGACTCAAAG